ACACAACAACTTCACCGTTATCGTTCTTTTTAAGTCTATCTTGAAGCAAAGATAACATCTGTTCAGCATTTACCGCACCAGAATTACTGATAGCTGAAAGTGCCGAAGTCTTAATGTTCGCAGTCTCATTAGAAGACTTTAAACTCTTTAATTCTTCATTTAAAGTATTTATTTGTAAGTCTTTTTCTTGGGCTGTTTTGTTGGCTTCTTCCCATAGGTCTTTCCATTGCCCTTGGTCTTCAAGCTTTTGTTTCCTTTGGTCATCTGCTTTCTTGTAGACATCATCTAGTTTAGTCTTGATGCCTTTAAACTTTTCGCCTTCTTCAGAGATTTTTGCCTCCAAAGCAGAAATTTTACTTTCATATTCAGCCTTAACACTGTCAAGGTTGGGAGCTTGTGGAGTTGGAGTTTCAGCCACAGGCTGTTCAGCAGGAGTCACAGACTCAGGCTGAATTACTCTTTCTTCAACCATAATTATTCAGAAAGTTTAGATTCAGGTTTTGAAGCTTTTGCCTTTGCTTTTGGCGCAGGTGCTTCTTCTTTTACAACAGGTGCAGGTGCAACAGTTCCATTGTCAGCCGCTATTGCAGCTTCTAATTCCTCTGCTGTCGTACCATTATCCATTTTTATGGAAGGCATAACAAAAAAGTAATACTTAACTATTATTCTAGTGTATTAACTAGCTTCAGTCTCGTTTGCAGTAGGGAGAACTTCACCTTGAACCAAAATATCCCTAAATTCTTCTCTATCTATGACATTTTGATCAAACAAGGAAGTTAAAGCTGTTATATCTTGTCCAATAAGCCTCTCAATATCAAAATCACGACTAATTTTGACTTCAGGTGGCTCAATTCCTAAATAATTAGCCGATAAATTAAACACTTTCTGTAACTTCTGTTCTAACTCAAGAGAAACCATCGAAAGCATTGAATTTGTATCAACACGATCTAATCGTCTTGCATCTGCTGATTCTGCTACGAATTTTTGCTGAGATAACGTACTAATTCCTAAAGTTGCCATCTGAACTTGCAATTCTTGTATTTCATTAGTCTGTGCCTCAAATGCACTACTTGCTGGCTCGACATAATACACCTTATTTCCAGGCTGTGTCGCCATCGCATAATTCACACTGATAGCCATATCTTTCGTCTGATCATCCCAACCTTCTAAAACCAACATTGGCTGAGAAGCTACATGCAAACTATGAATTAAATCGGCTTGACGTTGAAAATGTGCCAAATTTAAGTACGCAATATCTAATAACGGTGGTTTACTTGCTAAAGTGTCAGTCTTGCTCGAATAAACACTAACTAAAGGCACTTCACCTAATGAAAACGCACCAGAATCAACTAATTCATAGTCTTTTTCATTCTCTGGCCCATCAAAATTACCTGAATAACTACTATCTTCTAAATTAATTAAATCCTTTTTAGGTGAAGCCTTCCTATAAACACGATATTTTCCTGGTTCGATCACCCTAACCTGATCAAATACCTGTTCACCAAATTCTCCTGACGGTACAACTGCTTTTTCAGCAATTCTCACCTGTATCAAGCTGCCATAATTAACTTCTCGGTCCAATCTCCAACCATAAATATTCGTTGGATCAATTTCTATCCAATATGGCCTTCTATTTTGCGCTCTTTCTTCTGCCAGAGTTAATGCCCCTGTTGGTGCAGGATAATCAACTAAAATATGACTCTGACCATAAGTTAAAGAACAAATAAGCACCCTTCTCGCATACTCATCTAAATCCGATCCACAGCCATCAACATCCTTAGCAAATACATCAGTCCAATATGAGTCACCTATCAAAGTAATAGGCTTCCTCATTATTAAACCTGTCGCTGCTCTAATTAATCGTTGCGTATATGGTGAAAATACTGCTCGATTAACCCTAGATAAATAAGCTTCATAATCCTCCCGTGGCTCAAGAGGAAGAAAAGCTTCCGAATTATCTCTTAAATATTCAGTCCCATTCGTAACGGCCTTCATAATTTCCCACCCCTTTACCATGTCCATCACTGCACGGGTGCGAGTAAATGGACTATCAGAACCACCTACACTTGTAGAACTAGTTATGTTTGTACGAATTGGGCCAGGGACAGAGTACGTCACGAAATTACCCCGTTATTGTTTACCTCTTAGATAGCGTCAGATGTTAGTGCGCCATTCATTTGGAAACTGATGTTAACAACTTGCAAATCACCAACAGAAGTTGAAAATTCTGCTCCTGTGATAAGACCGTTAAATGCAAGCTTTTTAGAACCTGAAGTTGATAAATACAACTCGAACTGTGCGTCAGCAGCATCTTGCGCTACTAAAACATCTTTCAAAAACTCTTGTGTCTCATCACCAGTAGATCCTGTGTAAAGCAATTCAACAGAACCACTACCATCAATGAAACTTCCAACATACGCTCTAGTTGTAGCTCCATGTGCAGTTGTTTCTAAAACATCCTTTGTTATAGAAAAATTCCAACTCCGTGTAGAAGCAACAGCACCAACTGTTCCAGTGCCATTCTTGAACTTAACGGAGCCTTCTTCGCCACGATAGAAAGCCATGATCTAAAATAAAAATAGACTATTGCTGATAGTCTAACTTGTACTGTCTACTTTTTCAGCCTTTTTGCTAGAAGTTTTGGATTTATTATCCAGATATTGTTGACAACGGACATCCCATAAACCAGGAATCCTTTTCCCCTTCACCTTTTCAACAATGTCCAGTTGCTCTTCAGTTAATTCCATGATTACTTTTTAGATTTTTTAGTAGAAGCCTTAGTTGACTTCTTTTTCCCTTTTACTTTAGCTAAATACCCTTCACATCTCTTAGTTCCAGCAGACTTTTTCATCTTCCCTAGTAAATTCTGTACCCAGTCTGCCCTAATGTCTCAGGTTTTGCCAAATTGAACTGTTGTAAACATAAATAACCGAAAGCATCAAAAGCATGATCAACACCAAGGTTTTTATTAGGTAGACCCGTATTCGGTGCATAAGTCAACGTCCTTAAAGACTTAATTAACTGTTTACATCTTGGGTGAATATACCACTCGTCTTCCTCGCTCCACCAGTAGGGTCAGGACATGCTATTACTCGTCTATCCACCCCATACCTCCTCGTCACTTCTTCGGCAAAGTCCCATGTGGTTGCCCCACCTGTGAGCATGATTTCGTCAAACACATACAAATTCTCCCCATCCCTTACCGCACATATCCCTGACATTGGATCTACGTTAAAGTCAACCCCTAAAAGTATTGGCATCACATTAATATCCTTCGCATCAGTCGAAATATTCGCATCTCCAAAACTAACAGCAACCAACCCAGTTAAATTCTCGAAACTTGCCTCAAACTCCTGCCGAAATGTCCTCCCATCTAACTGCGCCCTAGCTGCTTCAACTTCCTCTTCTGGTACATTCCCCCCCTCAATTGTCGTATAACACCATCTCTGCCACTCCCCCGTAGGATCACTCGCCGTATAACACCATAAATCATAAAACCAACTCGCCGTCCCATCAGGTGTACTAATAAATAATGCCCACCCCTGTTTATCAGCTAATGCAGGTCTAATAACCTCAAACCACACCTCCGAACTCATAAAAGCAGCTTCATCTAACACAACTCCCGATAAACTTCTCCCCCTCAATGCCATCGCATTTTCCGTTCCCTTTAACTCAATACTTGATCCATTAACAAGGTCAAGTCTCAAATCTGTCTCATTTTTACTCGCTATCCATACCTTCGGCACTAACTTCTTCAACGCCTTCCATGCAATATCCTTCGCCATCCGATATGTAGGCGCACAATAGAAAAATGTCTCCCCTGGTTTCTCAATCGCTCCCCTCAACAGCTCAATACAACTCAAATAACTCTTCCCAAACCTCCTCCCCGCCACCAGCACCCTAAACCTCTTCTCACTATTAAATACCTCCCCCTGTGCCCACCTTAAATTAATTTCTGGTGCAGATTTTACCGTCATACATTATCATTTTTATTAATAATACTAGCTCCCCCTAGTCCCGTGGCATCTAAAGACGAAATCCTAGCTAGAAGACAACGCCTATACCGTAGACAATCTGATGGTATGCCCGCCAGACAACTGGTCATAGATCATGCTAGTCGTGAAGGCATCACCGAACGTACAGGTTGGGATGATTGGGATCAAATTAGAAAGTGGAATGAAGAAGATTGGGCCGTAGAACGTGGATCAGTAATAAGCCGTATCCAAACTATGCGCTTCCGTGCCATAGATAAAGCTATGAAAAAAGGGCAACTCCAAACAGTTGCTCAACTCCTAGCAGACATGGGCAAAGTCGTAGGTGAATCAGTCGAAACAATTAACGTCCAAGCACCCGAACTCTCTATCAAGGTCGAAAAGAAAAAATCTTGATTCCCAATATATATTTATGGTACCCGCAACCTGTAAGCAATAAAAAAAATTCGCTACCCTACCCCCTAGGCAATATTACCTAGGGATTATTAAAGGGTTTTTGCTGCCTCTCAGGACTGCACAAGCTCGGCAACCCTAGCAAGTTCTATCTCTTCTTTCGTGACCCATAGGAAGCTATGACCTAAGCTTCTAAGACTTTCCATATCGTTGTTATCTATCGTCTTCTTGCCCGTCAAACCTCGAATAGCTTTAGCTACCTTTCCATCCTCGGGCATGACATAAATTAACTCGTTACCCCATACGTTGCGACTCTCAATTTGGATTTGCATTTGTTTTGTCTTGGTTTTGTTTTACAAAACTAGCCTAGCATATTCTAAGCTAATAATTTAATTGTTAAGTTATCAAAACTTACTAGACACTTAGTCTAGTTATCCTATACAATTAATACATACAAACAAATCTTTCATTCTTTTCTCTATTTCTTATCGGTTCCTATCTCAGCTCTAACTGCTACCACTTCCAAATTTTAAATGTAGCTCTTACCTGATGCTGAAGCTGGATACAGAAAAAAACCAAAATCCAAACAAATCAAAATGAAATTTTTAATTATTCCATTTAGTTATTTTTTACTAATAGCATGCGGCGTTCACACGCTTAGTAATTCACTTTCTGAGATAACCGAAAGAGATTGTAGGAATAGTAATAATCCTTATTCGTCGGCGTGTCTTTATGTTTCTAGGAGTAAGAAATGAAACACCCTAAGACTTGGAAAGATTTTAAAGAGCATCCTTATGTTGCTATGGTTTCGGATGAAAGAAGCACTAATGATGGATATTGGATTTATTTAAAGGAACCATATTTTTGCGATGATATGGACATACCAACTATTCACGAATATTCGATTAAAGAATGTTCAAAAGTTTTTAAGTCTGTAAGCATTAATAAAGAATACTGGGAGGATGATAAAAAATGAAACCAACTAAAGAATTATTTGAGGATTTAGAACAGGATGCATTAAGCATTATTGGATGTTCTACAAGTTTATTAGATGCAATAAAGGAAAGAGATCAAAAAATTAAGGAAAGAGATCAAAAAATTTTAGATTTAGAGCTACAACTAGAAACCATTTCAACACCTTTAAAAAAATGACACTAACAAAAAAAGAAAGTTTTGAAGAACTTAATGCAATTGCTTTAGGTTGGAAACTATCAAAACAAGGGTATTGTTCAATCGATACCCGTCAAGATAGTTCCTATTTTTGTAACTGGGTTAATGTTGAGACCTTATCTTGCATTACCTATTGTGAAGGTGACTACATAGAGACTAAGGGAGACAATAGAGAAGAATTTAAAAAATACTTATTAGAAAAAATTATTAAATGGTATCAGGATAGGAAAGAATTTCTTGGCATTGATCCTGAGTTAAATGAGAAAAAAAGAGATAGTTTAATTAATTTCGGGTTAGCAAACCTTATTCATTAGTTATTATGAACAATAATTATTTATTAGAGTATTTAGACTCTCAAAAAACTGCTATTTCATATGAAAATTATATATATGAGATAGTAGAAGAATCAGGTTATACGATACCGAAAGAAACATTAAAGAAGATAGAAAGTTTTAGGCAAGATAAGGAAAAAATGAGGCTGTTATATTATGCCACTAAGAAACTAATAAAGCAGTTGAAAGACTGCTAAACAAAAACTAAACTAATTTTTTTTTATTATGCAATTATTAACAGTTACTCAATACATGACAGTATTGAAGAATAAAAAGGAAGTTACAGAACACTTAAAAAGTGAGAAAGACTTCTTAATTCAAGATATGTCTTGTGCGTGGAATAATAAAGTATGCAATAAGAGTGATTTATTGAAAGAAAAATATACTCATATAAAAGTTTATTACGGTAAGAATAATACAAGAATGACAGTATTAGAGGTTAAATAATGCCTAGTATTGTATTTACAAACTTTGATGGTCAGTCTTTAGAGATTGACCTATCAAAAACTAATAATTTAGATGCTTTAAAGCAAGGTTGCGAACATCTTGATAAAGCAGTCTACAAAAACAAACCAAGAACAAACCATGTACAAAACAAAACTAATCGAAGGGACTAGTAACCGTAAATTAACTAAATTAAAGTTTGATCCTTATTTTAGTAGTAGTTATACAACTTTTGAAAGTTGTAGTGATGCCTGTCCCTTATTTGAAAAATGCTATGGCAAAAAAAGCTTTACAGCATTACATGAAAAAAAGTTGTTTAATAGTGAGATAGATTACGACCTAGAAAGATTTATAAATGATATATATAGGCTTAGACCAAATACCACGCTTAGATTGAACGTCACGGGAGATCTCCCTTGCGTTACTTATAGGCCAAATAATAATGAGAGAAAAATATCAATAGATGCATTAACCAAAATTTACCACGCTACAAGAGAGAATAATATAAAGACTTATACTTATACTCATTTACATTGCGATAGTAAGAA